ATGCTCGATCCCAATCTGCTGCGTAATGAGCCAGACGCAGTCGCTGAAAAACTGGCACGCCGGGGCTTTAAGCTGGATGTAGATAAGCTGGGCGCTCTTGAGGAGCGTCGTAAAGTATTGCAGGTCAAAACGGAAAACCTGCAAGCGGAGCGTAACTCCCGATCGAAATCCATTGGCCAGGCGAAAGCGCGCGGGGAAGATATCGAGCCTTTACGTCTGGAAGTGAACAAACTGGGCGAAGAGCTGGATGCAGCAAAAGCCGAGCTGGATGCTTTACAGGCTGAAATTCGCGATATCGCGCTAACCATCCCTAACCTGCCTGCAGATGAAGTGCCGGTAGGTAAAGACGAAAATGACAACGTTGAAGTCAGTCGCTGGGGCACCCCGCGTGAGTTTGACTTTGAAGTTCGTGACCATGTGACGCTGGGTGAAATGCACTCTGGCCTCGACTTTGCAGCCGCAGTTAAGTTGACTGGTTCCCGCTTTGTGGTAATGAAAGGGCAGATTGCTCGCATGCACCGCGCACTGTCGCAGTTTATGCTGGATCTGCATACCGAACAGCATGGCTACAGTGAGAACTATGTTCCGTACCTGGTTAACCAGGACACTCTGTACGGTACGGGTCAGCTGCCGAAATTTGCTGGCGATCTGTTCCATACTCGTCCGCTGGAAGAAGAAGCAGACACCAGTAACTATGCGCTGATCCCAACGGCAGAAGTTCCGCTGACCAACCTGGTACGCGGTGAAATCATCGATGAAGATGATCTGCCAATTAAGATGACCGCCCACACCCCATGTTTCCGTTCTGAAGCCGGTTCTTATGGTCGTGACACTCGTGGTCTGATCCGTATGCACCAGTTCGACAAAGTTGAAATGGTGCAGATCGTGCGCCCGGAAGACTCAATGGCGGCGCTGGAAGAGATGACCGGTCATGCGGAAAAAGTCCTGCAACTGCTGGGCCTGCCGTACCGTAAAATCATCCTTTGTACCGGCGACATGGGCTTTGGCGCTTGCAAAACTTACGACCTGGAAGTATGGATCCCGGCGCAAAACACCTACCGCGAGATCTCTTCCTGCTCTAACGTCTGGGATTTCCAGGCACGTCGTATGCAGGCACGCTGCCGCAGCAAGTCGGACAAGAAAACCCGTCTGGTTCACACCCTGAACGGTTCTGGTCTGGCTGTTGGCCGTACGCTGGTTGCGGTAATGGAAAACTATCAGCAAGCTGATGGTCGTATTGAAGTACCAGAAGTTCTGCGTCCGTATATGAACGGACTGGAATATATTGGCTAATACCCAATTTTTCTGAATCTAAAAAGCGCCTGCGGGCGCTTTAAGTAGAAGTTTAATTATTTGAAAATAAATGGATTTTATTTTTAAGTGTCCATATAACGTCCATCTTTGAATGCAAAAAGCCCACAGCATTCTATGCTATGGGCTTTGTTTTTGGTGTCCTCATGAGTGAGGGAACCAAAAAGAAAACCCGCAGTTTTTACGCTGCGGGTTTGTTGTTCATGTCTGTGAGATAGGGTGCCTTATCGACCTTACCCTGGCAACCGATTGACGGGGGATTGCTCCCCCGTCGCGGTTTCCTTACTGCTTACACTGTAAGAACGCCGCAAACTCCGCTCCCCAGAAGCTCATCCGTATTTCACACAGCGAACCGTGCAGCATCCAGATTATGAGGATTACCGTCACGCAGAACGTGATGGCCGTAAGCGATTTTTGCGACATAGCGCTTGCTCCTTTGTTGGAGAGGCGCTAACCTATCACTTGCTTAAGGTAGATATGTTAGGGCCTCGGTTAAACAGAGATGTTTTCCGGGGCCTTTCCACATCCGGCCTTCGGGTATTCCCTCCGACCATCAGCCGAAAGGCACCCGCGCGTAATCTATCGCTTTTTTGTTACTCCGGCAATTCTGCCTGTTAATTCTGAGATAAAGGCAAACTCATCTGATTGTTTCCCCTGTGTGAAGCTGGCAACTCATGCCACGGGATACCTTCTGAAGAGTGAACGCCGGGGGCGTGTTTCGATGTGAATTTATGGAAAGCTTCCAGTGTTGAGAAACTTATGCCGCATTCCAGGTTGTTACACTGGTAATATTTTTTCCGTACGGTGTTTGAATCATTTTCCGAACGACTGGTGCGGATACGGGCAGATGCGCCACAAAGCGGACAACGGAACATAGCGACCTCCTTTAACGTGGTGCTGCCGCTATTCTAAGTTGCTCACTCTGTTTCTGCTATCCATTCCGGGATTTTTGCTTCAAGCTCAAGCTGCGTGGTAAAGCCGCTGTTATCAATGGTGTGCTCGGCTTTTGCAATAATCCAGTCCTGATTGTCGATGTCACTTTTGAAGCCTGTCACCGTGCCATGCATTTCGGGGTAGAGTTCTGCGCGTCCACGAGCCAGTGTGATGGAGAATGATGCGGCTCCGCGTTGTAGTTGCTGCCACTTTGCCGCCGCTGCGTGTCTTGCTGCCTGCTCGTTCTGATAAGTCTTGCGTAACACAAACACATTGCCTTCCGCGCCTTCCATATAATCACCTTCACGGCTGCTGCTTTTCTCCTTTTTGGGTTTTGGCGGTTTACGGCGTTTCACGCTGACTTTTTTCTTTTTCCCGTAATTAAGATCAAGCCAGTAGGCGCGTACCCCCGTATACGCCTCGCGGTCAGCAATGCGGAACTGATGGCGATCGCCGCTGCTGCGTGTGATGGCGAACGAGGGCAACGGCTGGCCCTGTGCGTTCACGCCACCGCCTGGCATGATGAATAACAGATTGCCGCTTTTTACCGTGGTGATTGCGCCCAGCATTTCCGCCATGCGCGTAAGGAAGGACATGTCGCTTTCTTCGGTCTGGTCGGCGTGGTCGATTTCGATATCCATCAGCATTTCGCTGATTTGCGGTTTCAGACCATACCGATGAGCGATGGCGGATACCACACGCTCAACGGTCACATCATGCCAGGACACCTCACGTTTAACGTTAAATTCATCCCGAAAATCTGCGCTTCTGGCTGAAACAGTCAGCCTGTCCGGCGGTCCTTCGTGAGCGATTTCATCAACAATGTAAGTGCCTTTTTCTGTCAGCGGTTCCCCTTTCCAGCCAATGAGAACCGTCAGAGGCGCTCCCCGTGGCGGTAGCTGCAACTGGCCATCGGCATCATCCAGCGTGATGGTGAGCTGGTCCGCCTCAAATCCCCGGTTGTCGGTCAGCGACAGGCTCATCAGGCGCTCTGCCACGCCGGACAGCGTTTTACCCTCCGCGAGAATATCAAAATCCGGCATTTTCACGGGGTCTGTGCCCTGACTGAGCAATTGCATGGTGGTGTCGGTCATCTGTTCCCTCCCTGTGCGGCATGGTCGCATGTGCGTGCGGAGTGGGTTACTGCTTTTTGTTGTCGCCGTGGCGGGAGAATAACGCAGGGGTGAGATTACGCGCGTGGTGGGTGATGATTGTTGCTGAATCATTTAACGGATACAAGGGGCTGAAGCTATGAGTGAAACTCGTTTTCATGGTGCCCGTGTTACGGAAAGTACCGACCTGGTAACAGCGATTAATGATGTTGATTCCAGTGTTATCGGTATCGTGGCAACGGCGGATGATGCGGATGCGGAGCTGTTCCCGCTGAACAAGCCCACACTGCTGACCCGCGTCAATGACGTGCTGGGAAAATGCGGGACAACGGGGACGCTTTATCGTGCGCTTAAGGCCATCGCAGACCAGGTGAGCACAAAGGTGATCGTCGTTCGCGTGGCTGAACACAAAGAAGAAGACGGAAAAACGCAGGATCAACTGGTTATCGGTGGTTCTGAATCTGACGGCAGCTATACGGGGATGTATGCGCTGCTTGTTGCAGAGCAGGATGAAAGCATCGGATACCGTCCGCGTATTCTGGCCGCGCCGGAGCTGGACACGGAGGCGGTAACAAAATCCCTGTGCGTGATTGCGGGTAAACTGCGCGCGTTTGTGTATGCCTCATGTCACGGCTGTAACACGATGGCTGAGGCGATTACCTACCGCCAGAAATTCAACGAACGTGAGGTGATGCTCTTATGGCCGGACTTCATCGCCTACAACTCGAAAAGTGGCAAAAACGAAACGTTCCCCGCACCTGCCTATGCGTGCGGCCTTCGTGCGTACATTGACCATGAGCAGGGCTGGCACAAATCGCTGTCCAACGTTCCGGTTAAAAATGTGCTGGGGATGTCCAGGCATGTGTTCTGGTCGTTGCAGGTCGAAGACAGTGATGCCAACAGCCTCAACAACAAAGAAATCACGACCATTATTCGTCGCAACGGGTTCCGCTTCTGGGGCAACCGCACACCGGAAACGAACGCCTACATCTTTGAGGTGTATACCCGAACCGCACAGGTGCTGGCTGATTCAATTGCGGAAGCGCAGTTTGAAACCATCGACAGTCCACTGACGCCTGCGAACGTGAAGGATGTTATCAGTGCCATCAGGGCAAAACTGGATTCACTGGTGACTGCCGGGAAACTGATTGGCGCGGAGTGCTGGTATGACGTGGTGGATAACAGCACCACGGATTTACGTCAGGGGCGTGTGCGTATTCGCTACAAATATACGCCAGTTCCTCCGCTGGAAGACATGGAGCTTTACCAGACGTTTACTGATGAATACTTTGAACCCGCATTTGCGGTGCTGGGAGGTGCCTGATGGCTGTGCCAAAACATCTTCGCTTTTTTACGCTGTTTGTGGATGGTGAAAACGAAGTGGGTAAGGTGACGTCCGTCACCCTGCCTAAGCTGACGCGCAAAACCGACAGCTACCGGGGTGGTGGCATGATGGGGGCGGTAAGTATTGATCTCGGTCTGGACGACTCCGCGCTTGATGCGAGCTTTGTCATGGGGGGCGCAGTTCGTGAGCTGTTCCTTAAGTATGGCGGCACGATTGACGGCACGCTGCTGCGTTTTGCGGGTGAATATTACACCGATGCAGAAAGCGACCTGTATGAAGTCGAAATGCGCGGACGTGTGACGGAAATTGATATGGGGGAAGCCAAACAGGGCGAAGCCACATCACACACTTACGCCATTAAAAACACCTACTACAAGCTGAGTGTTAACGATCGCCCGTTGTGGGAGATTGACCTGCTGAACTTCATTTACCGGAAGGACGGCAAGGACATTGTGCCCGATCGCATCCGTTCCGCGCTCGGGCTTGGCTGATAAGTAATATGCAGGCGGCGCAGTGCGTCGCCTCTGACTGAAAAGGAGACAACTGATGAAAAATATCGATACTGAAACCCGGAATAACACCGTAGCGGATGATGTGACGGCAGGTGAGGATATGGCTGTCGAACGTGGTGTAAAACTTTCCCGGCCAATTGAGCGTGGTGCCGAAAAAATCACATATGTGGAGATCACCGGGGCTATTGAGCAGGCGGGATCCCTGCGTGGTCTGTCGCTGTCTGATGTGCTGAATCTGAAAGCGGATACCATGTTCACGCTGTTGCCTCGCGTGACCTCGCCACAACTGGATGAAGTGATGATTAAAAAAATGTCGTCACGCGATTTTATTCAGTTGTGCGCTGTGGCTGTAAATTTTATGAGCGAGCCAGACTCTGGCGCGAAGAGCGTGCAGGAGACGGCAGCGTAATCACCCTGGTGTGCTTTGAGCACATCGAAGATCTGGTGGCGGATATTGCCACCATTTTTAACTGGTCGCCCGCCGAAATCTTCATGATGACTCCCGGCGAAGTGGTTAGCTGGCGTGAGCGGGCGGCACTTCGCAGCGGGAATACAGACAATGAAGACTCTTGATATCCGGGTCGCTTTCAGCGCCGTTGACAGGCTGACCCGGCCTGCCGAAAACGCCCGCCGCCTGATGGGGCAGTTTGGTGACTCCATCCAGCGAACGCAGGGGGCGATCAAAAATCTCGAGCGTCAGGCGCGTTCATTTGAGCGCGCCCGTGACGCTGTCAGTAAAGCGGATGCTGGCATATTGAAAGCACGACGCCAGCTTAACGCTCTTAATCAGTTACAACGCACGGGTACAGTGCTCAGCGAAAAACAACAAAAGCTGATGCAGCAGTTAAGCACCCGGCTTGAACGCCTGAATGAATCGCGCACACGGGAAATTCAGAAAATGCGGGAACTTGGCGGAGAGCTGAAACGCCACGGCATTTCCCTGACAGGCAGCGATAACACCATCCAGCAGGCCATCAGACGCACCGAACAGTACAACAACCAGCTTGAACGCGAACGGCAGGCGCTTGCGCGTGTAACGCGGGCGCGTGAGCGGTATTCGCGCGCGCAGGAAACCGCGGGAAAACTGAAAACAGGTGGTGCGCTGGCAATTGGTGCGGCAGCGGCGGGCGGCTATGCTGCCGGGCGTTTTTTGCAGCCCGCGATCGGGTTCGGCAAAGAGATGTCCCGCGTTCAGGCGCTGACGCGAATCGACCAGAACAGCCCGCAGTTTAAGGCGCTGCGTGAGCAGGCGTTAAAACTTGGCTCTGAAACGCAGTTCACCGCAGGCGATGCCGCCAGTGGGCAGGCATTTCTTGCAATGGCTGGCTTCACACCGCAGGCCATTCAGGCTGCGCTTCCCGGAGTGCTGAGCATGGCAACGGCTGGCGGTATGGATCTCGGCGAGACGGCAGATATTGGCTCAAATATCCTGACGCAGTTCGGCCTTTCTGCTGACCAGATGGACCGGGTCGGTGACACACTCACCGCAGCGTTTACCCGTACCAACACTGACCTTCGCGCACTGGGCGAAACCATGAAATATGCAGGTCCGGTGGCGGGTAAGCTGGGAATATCGCTGGAGCAGGCCGCAGCGATGGCTGGCGTGCTGGCGAATATGGGCATCAGAGGGAGTGATGCCGGGACGGCAATGCGTGCCAGCCTGGCTCGTCTGGCATCACCGCCAAAGGCGGCGGCAGAAGCTCTGAAAGAGCTGGGCGTGTCCGTCTCGGATGCCGGGGGCAAAATGCGCCCGATGGAGGATGTGCTGGCCGACCTTTATAAAGCCACCCGCAAATACGGGGAAGTTGACCGGGTATCGTTCTTTAAGGACATTGCCGGAGAAGAGGCTTTCACATCGTTTATGGCGCTCGTTGATGCAGCGGGTGACGGTTCCTTACCCAAACTGAGAAAAGAACTTGAAGGCGCGCGCGGTGAGGCTGAACGCACAGCAAAGGTTATGGCCAACAACCTTGACGGCGATCTGAAATCACTCGGCAGTGCATGGGAAGGGTTGCGCATCCGCATTGCAGATCTGATTGACGGTCCGCTGCGTTCTGTCACGCAGTGGCTCACGCGGGTGGTATCAAGGGTGACGGCGCTGGCGCAGGCCCATCCGGCACTGACGCGCCAGCTACTGATAGCAGGCGGTGCGTTGCTAGCAATGACTGCAACGGTTGGCTCGTTGTCGCTGGCTATTGGTGTGCTTGCTGGTCCGCTGGCAAAACTGCGTCTTGGTTTTTCTTTCCTGACCGGATCAATGAATGCTGTCAGGGTCCTGCCAGCACTATGGGGAATGGTGACGGGTTCCGTTTCTTTACTGGGAGGCGCTATCGGGGCGCTGTTCAGTCCGGTTGGTCTTATCGTGGCTGCACTTGCCGGAGCTGCCGTACTTATCTGGAAATACTGGGATCCCATCAGGGCATTTTTTGCCGGGGTGTTCAGCGGGATTATGGAAAGGCTGGCCCCGTTGCGCGAAACCTTTGAACGGTTTGGTCCTGTTTTTGACGCAATCGGAAGCGGGATCAGCCAGGTGTTTAACTGGTTTAAATCGCTGCTGTCACCGATGGAGTCCAGCAAGGAAACGCTGGATAAATGTACCAGTGCTGGCGAGATATTCGGTAACGTTCTTGGCGGTGCGTTACAACTTGTTCTGACGCCTGCAAAAATGCTACTGGATACGCTGGCGTGGATACTTGAAAAACTTGGCGTCCTTCCGGATGAAGCGGAAAGGGCGCGCAAGAAAATCGAAGACGCACAGCGTGCGGCCATTCTTCAGGACAAGGTTGCCTTGCTTCAGGGGGACCTGGCGAAAATCAATCCGCCGAAGCCTGTGGAAAATGGCAATGGCACCGGAGGTGATAAACCCAAAGACAACAAACCGCTCACAGACAGCAATACCGGTACGCTACGCAGACTCAGCAAAATTGCTGATAACACAGGTAAGCTGGTTGATGAGACGAAAAAACGCATTGGCCCCGGCGATATTGTCTTTAAGAATCTGCCCCGCGCACTTGCTGTTCGTGGGGAGTGGCAGGAGCGGAAGATTGCGCAGGTCAGTAAGCCTGCTTCCGCAATCAACATCACACCCGTGGTCCCGACTCCTCTGCCTCCGGCGCTGGTCCCTGTTGTTGCGGCCAGCTCCCGCCCGGTGGCGGAGGCCATACGATCGCCAGTGGCATCAGTTCCTGCAACTTCCCGTAACCGGGAGCCTGTTGTCTCCGGATTTGGCGGTGAAATTCATGTTCATCTGCATAACGTTGTTACGCAGAATCCCCGCGAACTGGCGAAACTGGTCGGTGAAATGGTCAGGGCAGAATTGGAACGACGCGACCGTGCCGGACGTGGCAGTTTTTACGATAAAGATTGAGGAGTCATGGCCATGATGATGATCTATGGCATGTTTGTTTTTGAGCTGCGCACATTGCCGCATCAGCAGTTACAGCAAAACAAAAGCTGGCGGCATGTGAAAAATGAACGCGTTAACCGTTCAGCAAGCTGGCAGTATATCGGCGCAGGTGATGATCGCATCGTGCTTTCCGGCGTGCTTTATCCTGAAATTACAGGTGGCGAAGTGTCGCTTTCGTTGCTGACCACGCAGGCATATACAGGACGCCCCTGGCCTCTGATTGATGGTGTCGGGCAGATTTACGGCATGTATGTACTGACTGAAACGAATACGACCCGTTCCGAGTTTGATCGCTACGGTAAGGCGAAAAAGATAGAATTTTCACTGACTCTTGAACGCTGTGATGAGGATTTGCGGGAGCGCCTGCAATCCTCATCGTTCAGTGATATGCTGTCCGGCTTCAAAGATAAGGTCACATCATCCCTTAACAGCGCGGCCAGCTCCGTTAAAGGGCTGTTTTGATTAACGCAAAACCGCTAATGGTCAGATTAGCGGTTTTTATTTTCCTGAGTCTGCCTGGTTGTTTCTTCAGCCTGTATATCGCCTACAGGGTGATAACGATAAATCGTCGATATGCCGATGTCGTAAATGATCGCCAGTTGTTTCCTGTCATGACCGTTTTTAATCAGCCTCGCTATTTGCTCGTGTTGTTCTTTTGTCAACTTCGGGCGACGTCCGCCAATGCGTCCTTGTGCGCGTGCTGCTGCCAGCCCGGCCAGTGTACGCTCTACAATTAATTCACGTTCCATTTCGGCTAAAGCCCCCATGACGTGAAAAAAGAAACGCCCCATGGGTGTTGATGTGTCAATGCTGTCCGTCAGACTACGGAAATTAACACCTTTTTCCCGCAATTCCTCAATAAGCGTGATCAGGTGTTTCATACTTCTGCCCAGTCTGTCCAGCTTCCAGACAACCAGCGTATCTCCTTCTGATAGCGTTCTGAGCAGTTTTTTCAATCCCGGTCTGGCTGATTTCGTTCCGCTGATTTTATCTTCAAAAATCAGTTCACATCCTGCGCAGTTCAGTGCATTGCGTTGTAAATCCGTGTTCTGGTCATTTGTTGACACACGAATATAGCCAATTTGCATAAAAAAACATCCTCTTTGTTTCGTGAAAAATACAGAGTTGGTATAGGTAGGGATAAAAACGAAAACGTTGGTTTAGGAGAAGCGGCGAAAAGGGATGTGGGCACGACAGTCGGAACCGTTGCCGCTGGTGATGATTTACGCATAATAGGAGCACTTCAAAAGGCAAATAATCTTTATGAGTTAACAAATAAATCTGACGCAAGAGCTAATCTTGGGTTAGGAACCGTTGCAACAAAAAACGTGGGAAATAGTGCTGGGCAAATACCTGATATGTCTTACTGGTCTTCCGTATCGGGTGGCGTTAATTTCCCTAATGGATTCCAGATGCGATTCGGTGCTATCGCTGGTAATGGTGGAAAATTATTTTCTACGCCATTTACAAATCAGTGCTATGGCATTGTTTTCGGACAAACATATGTAGCCAACTACTGGATGTTCAGCCCGATGTACAGAGCATCTGATCTGAGTAATACCGGTTTTGCATTCATTAACAAAACCTGGTCTGGCGTTCCGGGGACAGGTGCTCAGGACGCTGGTGAATCAGTTTTTTATATTGCAGTAGGGTATTAATATGGAAATGGTTTATAGCGCCTCAAATAATAGTTTTTTCGCTAAAAATGATGTGGCGAAATATGAACAGGCCGGATGGGAACTTGCTGATATTGTCGAAGTGACATATGACACTTACCTGGAATTTATTGAAGACAGAACGTTGCAAGGGAAAGTACGCATCGCGGGTGATGATGGCCTTCCCACCTGGGGGGAAATTCCACCGCCAACTCATGAGGAACAAATTGCCGCAGCCGAACTGGAAAAGCAGCAATTGATTAATCAGGTCAACGAATACATATACAGTAAGCAATGGCCTGGTAAAGCAGCGATTGGTCGCCTGAAAGGTGAGGAACTGGCGCAATATAATTTGTGGCTGGATTATCTGGACGCACTGGAACTGGTCGATACTTCCGGTGCGCCAGATATTGAATGGCCTACGCCTCCGGCAGTTCAGGCCAGATGACGTCCGGCGCTGTGCTGGTATCTGTTGCCGTCACCGCGTCAATATAATCCAGCACAGCGTTAAGTCGGGTGTTTTCTGGCTGCGTCAGCTTCCGCCCGGCCTGTAATTTCAGTTGAATCAGACTGATGGAAGCCATTGCAGCATCAATCAGCGACTGGCGCTGTGCTTCTGCAGCTTCTACTGCGGCGCTATGCTGTGCCTCGGTATCCGTCACCCATTTCTCACCATCCCATTTATCGTATGGCGTTAACGGTGAAAGCGTGACATAACCGTCTTTGATGGCACCGATATAATCCACTGTAACAGCTGCGCCATTTTCAGTTGAGTAAACGGTCTCATTGCGATGGTCTTCTTCATGGCTCCATCCCTTACCCGTAAATACTGCCACTCTTCCCGGAATGTATTCGCCCGGGTCAATACCAGTGGAACAAACGGGCATACTTACGCCAGTATTAATATATTCATCAGACCAGCCCGTATATTCAGACGTTACTGCATCATAATAATAACAACGCATATCACCCGG